AGCATTAATTGTTAATGGACCAGCAACTAAAGCGTTATGATTTGAACTTATTGTGTAATCACTATCCATAGAATTTTCTGATTCAAAAAATATCTGCTCATTTCCTCCACCAGTACCACCTCCACCGCCAGCGTCTGCATATTCAAGCTGTCCAACTGCTGTTGCACCAGAGCCAGAAATAGTTTTAACTTTTAAAACTTTATCAACTGCAATTTGATTATCTGGCAAAATCAAAGTATAAGATTGACCAGCACTATGGGCTGGGGATTTAATTTTTACGCCATGACTATTTGCATTACAGTTAAGTTGTAACGTTCCATCATTTGTATTTCCTTTTATTTCAAATAATCCTGTGCCGTTTGGAGTTACTTTTATATTTCCGTTTGTAGTGGAAGTATTTATTTCATTTGCTTGTACATCTAAATTACCACCTAACTGTGGCGATGTGTCATCAACAACGTTTGATATGCCACTAGCACCACTCAATGAACCCCAAGCACCGTTGTTATAACCCTCAAACTGGTTCGTTTGACTATTATGACGTATCATACCAACAGCAGGGCTGCCATCTCTCTGAGCCGTTGTTCCAGAAGGTAAAGTTATTGAAGAAGTAACATTAAAAGTTGCCCTGGCTGTAAATGTATTTTCTGATGATAAAGACGCATGACCAAAGTTTGTAAGACTTACATCGCCCAAAGTAACAAAGGCATTATTAGCAGCGTTTCTAATTTTTAAAGTATTACCATCAATGTGTTGAACATAAGCTGCAACACCGATTGTAGGATCTCCAGATCCTTGATTATTAGTACTAAGAGCAGCGATTATTTGATTTAATTTTGTTCTAACAACAAGTCCAGTTCCGTTATCAACAACAAAACCTGAACCACCAGTATTATCGACTCTTGCCATTTAATTTAAAGCAATTTTCTCTATAATAGCTGTTTTATCCACCTTTACCAAACCCAACAGCAGTAAAATTGAAATTTCTATTTACTGAAGCACCAGAACTGTTTTTGAATTGTACTTTAAATGATGAAGCTGTAATATCAGAAAGCGTAAAAAAATCCCCTGCCTGTAGATCACTTGCCGTAATTCCTATTGATGGAAGCTGCGTATTCGCACCTAAAAGAGAACTCGTGCCAACAAAAAATGGAGAATCAAAAGTAACAGTAGTCAAACCGCTAGATGTCTGACTTCCTGATTCAGTTCTTCTTTGCAAACTTGCTGTATAACCTAATTCAGTAATTCTTATCGTCTGGGCTGGATCGCCAGATGTTAAGGTACTTCTAAACTTGAATCCTCTACCTTTATAAGTTCCATTTGCAAAAGTTTGAAAACCAGCGTAAGTTGCAGAACCAGAACTTGGGTCATCTTGAGTTACATTTATTTCAGTAATAGCGTTAACATCAACACTACCAGTACCATCAAAATCTTGTAAATCATCAATCAAACCTCTATTATCAATTAAATCATTTGGATAAATAGCTTCTGATTTTAGATGCCTTTTGAGGTCTAAAGAGAATACACCACCTAAATCTAAAAAAGTACCGCCAGCAGTTCCACCAAATTCATAAGTACCAGATGATGCAACACCACCTATAAAATCAAAACTAGTTTCTGCGTCAAAATCAGATATAACATCAACTAAACCTGTACCAGTTAAAGTTAAGGAATTTGAAACACTATCAAAAGCTGTCGTTGTTTTAGTACCTTGAAATTTTGGATTGTCTTGATCTTCTCTTCTGGTTTGTGTAATCAAGGCTGGAACTGGGTCTGGTGGGTCAATAATTACAGATGTTTCTCCAGTACTAAATCGCCCTCCATCATCTTGCGCCCTTAGAATTACCTCTCCAGCTAAAATTGGAATTTCCGCAGAACTTGTATTACCAGCAACAGCGGTTACAAGGTCGGTTGCATTTGAAAAAGTGCCATTTCCTGTGGTATCAGGGGTATGCCTGATAAAAATTTTTCCCCCTGCGACCACATCTGCCTCCGTTGGTGGTGTCCATCTAAGCCTTGCAAGTTTATCTGTTAAAGGTTCGTAAGTTAAACCTGTTATATCCGCTGGTGGTGCTGTTTTACCTACAGCGTCAAAAGTTAATTCTGCCGCTGTTCTACTTGGCTCTCCAAGACCATTAAAAGAAAATACTCTAAATTCATACCTACCAGCTTGACTATTTACAATTTCAGCATCACTAGATACTGTATCAATTTTAAAAAAGCTTCCATTATCAACCCTGTAATGAACTTCATATCTATTTGCTCCCTGTTGAGTTTGCCAATCAATAAGAATCTTTGCGACAGCTTTATTGTTAATAATTACGATTTTTTCTTGTGCCGATAATCCCTCAGGTGGGTCTAAAATTACTGTCAACGCAGTTGTATTTCTAACTGGTAAGGCCGCACCATCTTCAACAAAAGCATATTTACCCTCGTTGTGTTCTAGTGCAGTAATTGAATAAGTAGTGTCATCATTTTCACTAACAGAAACAACTCTCCATGTTGTTGTTTCTAAAGTTGAACTTTCCAAAACATAAGGGGCATTTACATTTGGTGTCGTACTAAATGCTGAAGAAACAGTAATTGTTGCTCCTGATGCGCTGCTAATAGTTTTAGTTTCTATCGTGCCATCAGGCATAACGATTGAAATTGTTGGGCTATTAGAAGTTGGAATATCAGTTGAAGCTGAATCATCTAAAACAACAACAGTTGTACTTGTTACAGAAGAAAGCAAACCACCTCTTCTTACTCCAGCTTTTAAAGAATCTGCAATTTCTATAATATCTCCGCATCTAACTAAAGCCCCAGCGGCCGAAGTTGTTGCAAAAGCGCAAGTTTCCCCTGAATTTTGTTCATTAAATAAAAACCATTTTCCTAATCTTGCCGCTTGTCCTCTTGAAGTACAGGCAAATGCTTTTATCGTTTTTGTTACTACTCCATATTTTGTTTGTGTTGCTGCGTCAGCTTCGACAGTTTCAATATCTAATTCTTGTGTAATCATGTCAAAATACTGAACATTGATTACTGTGTGTCTTGTTTTTAGACTTGAGCCGTTATAAACAAAACCATCTTCAGTTATATTTGAGTTATTAAATATGTATTTAGTTGCTTTTCCTTCAGCATCTTGAGATATAGAAACTGAACCAGCCGCATAAAAAGCAATAGCTCTCATTGAGCCGCATAAAGCATTAATAAGGTCAAATGCTTCAGATTGTTGGGTAATGTTTACATTGCAGCTAAATCTTGGTTCTGTGCTTCCATCGCCATTCCCAGCATCTACTAAATAACTACAATATTCACTAACAGACTTAAAACTAAATTTATCAAGAGAAGATTCAGCAATATTACAACCATAACGATCATTTGTTAATAAATCGTACAAAATCCAAGCAGGGTCAGAACACCACTCTTTATTTGCTTTAAAAGTGCCGTTCCATGTACCAGCATAAGTGAGATTACCATGTGTGGCATTTACTGTTGCATTTGACGGAATCTTTACTTTTATTCCTCTTATTCGATAACGTCTATTTGGTATTCTTGGGAATTTTTCAGCACTAAATCGTAAAGCTGTATGAGCAGTATTTGGATATGCGTTTTGCTTCATTATTATATTTGTTGCAGAATTAAATCTGAAAGCATCAATAATATTTGCATCAGTACTGTCTGGACTTACTCTTTCAACTCTTATTTGAACAGGATACGAAGTGGTTGATTTTAAATTTACTAAATAATCTCTAAAATATGCGTTACTTGATCTTCCACTTACTAAATCATCTACAACAGTTGTTGTAGCACCGTTATTTTCAATAGTTTTAATTCTTAACTGAACAGTACGGCCATCAATTCCTCCTTGATCATTAAAACTTTGTATTGATGGAAAATTCAATGTAACCCTTACAGCATTTATTGTTGATTGACTAACTGTGTGTGTAACTGGATTTGTAGTTGTTACTTCTGTGCCAATACCAACCTCCGTTTCAATATTTTTAATCCCAGAAATAAATGTTTGATTTGCAGTTCCGTCTCTAAAATCAAGACCAACATCTTGAAAATTAAAATCACTATCTTGTGGTGCTGTTACACTTGCAGCAGCTTGTAAAATTGGTGTTTTATTTAAAAAAATGTCTTTTTTGAAACTATTTATATAAGCTGTTGATGTTTTATCTGTAACTCCGTTTTTTGATGCTGTTGCACTCCCCTCTATCTCTCCTTCAGAAAGTAACTCTACAATCGTATTAAATTGTTTTGAAGATAATGCACCACTCGGCAAATCAGGATTTGAAAAAGTAGTGTTTTGATCAAATTCTTTTATACTCATTAGTTTGTACCTTCTACTTGAACTGTATCAATTCCATTTGATACCACAATAGAACCAACTACAATTTCTCCATAAGCCAGATTAACAGGAATACCAGCTTGAGAAATATTTGTCAGCCCTGTAAATGAATAATTACTTGCTAATGAAGATGGGTCTAATGGGTCTTGTCCTGAGTCTCTATTTCTTGTATCTTCTTGAGGTGCAATTAAATCATTTACACCTTTTTGTATTAAATTTAAAGCAATATAAGTCACAACATATTTAATAATTGTGTTTCTTATATATTCTTTTGCTACATAGTTGAGAGCTAAACCGAAAAGTAAAGTAAAAAAGTTTCCGTGAACCAAAGGAATAATTTTTATTTCTTGTTCTGTCCTTATATTTAAAAAATCTTTTGTAATTGGTTTGTCCCCTACTTTTACACAAAAAAGTTGTTTAGTCATTTTTTCTTCAAGACCTTTGAAATTACAAAATAAAAAACTAAATGCTTCATAAGGAGAATTTACATCAGCCATAAATTCACTTTGGCCTGTAAATTTTCTTAAAAATCCATAAACTTTTATTTTTTTAAGCATCTTCTTCTGGTTCAATTACAATCATTTTATCTAAATCTGGACAAACGAGATAAAAAGGTATTTGTATTGAATTACAACTTGCAATATCTTCTGGCGAAAATTCTAATACGTTTTGAGGGTGTGAATGAAGAACTCCAACAACTTCTCCTTTGTCCTCCCCATCAGCAAAATCAAATGGGTCAATAACAAAAGAATTAGCCTCAAACTCATAAGCTACATTTTTACATCTAAAATATTCAAAACCTTTTTCAGTTTTTATAAATAATCCACAACATTCGTTTGGTGCTTCCTCTTTAGCATGTGCTATAGCTTGTAATTTACAAGATTCATTCATAATTAGTTTACAAACGTGCCAACGCCTTCAAAGTCTTTTCTTGTTACTTGCCTTGCTGGTACTCTTTTGTTTTCCATATCAAGTCTATTTACTAATTCAAATGAAACAACGTCCCTACTTTCTTGGATTTTTCTATCAATAAAATAAATTTCTTGTGGTAATTCGTTTGAACTTGGTGTACCAAAAGGATTTGTATTTCCAGCAAAGTTACTTGCATCTAAAGCATCAGCAGTAAGTGTTCTTTTTGTTACTTTTGCATCAAGCAAATCATTATGAGGTGTTACTAAATTTACTGTGATTAATAAATCTGTAACCCTGATAACTGAACCCCCTCTTGTTATACCACCTAAATTACTCATAACTAAAGTAGGTCTTGGAATTTTACCTTCTCCAGAATATTCATAACCTTTTGCTTCTATTGGAAATCTTTCGTAAGTATTAGTTTGCCAAACAATGTTTGCGTAAGTACTTATATTACCACCTGCATGAAAACGGTAGATTGTAGGAACATTTGTTGGATTACCAGTTGCATAATGCAAACCCTCAACAAGTTCTAATTCAAATAATTCAATAATTGAATTTGGAGTTAATTTTTGTAGTTCAGAATGAGGTATTGCCATTATGGTTCAAATACTTCTTTAAAAGTTGTGTTCATACTGACTCTATTGTTATATGGAAAACTACTTGATCTTTTTGTGCATTTAAATTTTCTTGGAGATGATTCGCCAGCAATCGTAAAGTCAAATGATTCTTGATCATCAAACCTTGCATCTAAAAAAGTATTTATGGTATTAGCATCAGTTTGAGATACATCAAATGTTAAAGAAACAACATGGCATCTTTTATTAGCTGCAAGTCCTCTTACTAATCTTTGCTCATAACCATCGCCAAGTTTCACAACAATATTATCTTGTTCAATAGTCTGTGTTTGTCCGTAAGCTGGTTTTATTGAGGGAAAAGTTGCCATTATGCTAATAAACCTCCATTTCTTTTTTCTCTTACAATAGTTTCTTGTACAACTAAAGCAATAGTCTGTCCTAATTGTTGAGAGTTTGCTTCATCTCCCTGCACAGAACTACCAGAGGCATCTACATTTACTACTATATTCGTTGAACCACCTAAAGCATGATTTGGTGTAATCCTGCCACTAACTCCAGGTGTAAACATTTCTGGGCCACGTTCTCCTACGATATAGGAATTACCTCCTTTTACTGGCCCTCCATTAGCTTTAAATAATCCACCAAATATTGTGCCAAGTATTCCTCCTCCTTGTTCAAAAGTTCCTCCTGTATTACCAAATAAAGCCATATTAAGTGCAGCCTCTTTCAGCTTGTTCAATACACTATTCAAAGCACCACTTAATGTTTGTGTGCCTTGAATTAATCCTTTAATTGCATTTCCCATATCTTGTGCAAACATCTGTGAAATTTGTCTTGTAGGATTTATTAACGCTTCTGTATTTTCAACAACTTGTGCTTGTGTATCTCTAACTATTGTTAATTTTTGTATTTTTTTATCTAATTCATCAGAACTTATTTTTTCATTTTCATTTATTAAAAGTTGCAATTCATTGTCTAAATTTGTTAACTCAAACTCCTCTTTCATTAGATTTAACTTATTACTACTAACAAGTAATCTATTTTTTTCAAGTTCTAATTTTTGCTGTAAAGGTAATAATTCTTTTTGTTCAAAAACTTGTGTTGCTAAATTATTAGATGGTTGTTTTGATGAATTAGCAGCACCACCGAGTCCTGGTTTGCCAAAATCAGGATTTAACTTTACTCCTCCAATTATTGCATTTCCTTCAGCAGTAGGAATATTAGATATTCCTTTCATTTTATTTACAGTTTCAGAAGGGCTTTCCATCTGTCCAAACATAATAAGATTAGCGAAAGGTTCAAGTTTTTTACCTATTGATCCAAATGGAATTTTGCCAAGAAGTTCAATAAAAGGCGTTAAATTATCTGCTAAAAACAAAGTAATTTGAGTTCCTAATTTATTTATAGCGTTTTCAAAATCTTGCATTTTTTTTGTATTTATTTCTATTTCGTCTGCTGTTAAACCAAATTGTTCTGCTCCCTCTTCTAAAAGCAATTTAGCAGCAGATGATTTTAAGCCAAGTTTTTCTAGTTCTAAAGCTAAATCTCCTGTTGCTGTTCCTGTTAACCCAAATTTTTCAACAAGTTTTCCAATATTTTCTGTAGGTTCTGCAAGAGCTTTTGCTAAATCATTTAAAGCACTACCGATAGTCGTGCCAGCAATAGAAAGAGCAAATCCAAATTGCCCACCAATCAAACCACCAGCAACACCACCTATACCGCCACCAATGGCTGCTGTTGGCCCTTGTCCAAAAAGTAGAGGAAAACCACCACCAATAATTCCACTACCTATAGCATTACTTAAACCCCCACCCAATCCAGACCTACGATTTTGATTTTGAGTATTTCTTATAATTTGTTTACCATTTGAACTTAAAATTAAACCTCTTTTTTTAAGTTGTGCATTTATTCGATCATTTATAGGTATTTGTTTTCTATTTGCTTCAAGTTCTCTTACAGATTGTCTTAAATTTTTACGTCTTTCTGTACCAGCAGCAATAATACTAAATTTTTTCTTTATTTCTTCTGCAACACTTTTTTTTGTTTGTTGTACATTTTGTTTTATAAGTCTATTTTCTTCTTTTCTTTCCCGATTTATTTCTTTAACTTTTTGTCTTAATTGTTCTTCTCCTTGTTGACGAAGTAAAAACTTCTTCTCTTGTTCTTTTGTAGATTGTCTTTCTAATTTTAATAAACCATCTTGTAATTTTTTATTATCTGCTGCTGCTTTTTTTGCTGTTGAACCTGATACGTCATCTAATAATTTTTGTTGTTGAACTAATCCTTTATTTAATTCATTTTGTGCTTTGATAAATTGTGCTGCTGCTATAGTCGCTTCTTTTGTTCCTAAAGCAACTTGTTTTAAATTATTACCTGCTGCATTAAGATTTTTTTGTAAATTACTAACATTTCTTACTAATCCGTCATTGTTTTTTGCAAAAGTTGTAAGAAAAAAGTTAGCGTTTTTTATATTTTCACTTAATGCTTTTATTGAATTATTAAATGCCCTTACTTTTTCAGCACCTTTTAAAGCAACACCAATATCAACATTATAATTAGCCACTTGCTATAAAAGTTAAAACATTTTCTCTATATTACCTTCTTTTGCCTTTTAAAGCACTACTTCTTTGTGCTTGCTCTCTTTGTTTTTCAAATTCTTCATTTTCAATTTGAGCAAAAGCAGCCCAACCTAACATCTCTTCATAAGTAAGAGTTTCACATAATTCAGCTACAGTTTTCTTTAATTCTTTTGCTAAAGAAAATAAAAATCTCATTTGACCATCAGCTTTTTAAATCGGCTTTGGCCTTTTCAACCTCCTTATCAGTACCAGCATTAATCATAGCTAATTGTATTTCTTGCAAAATACTTGCTTCAACTTCTCGTCTTAAAGATGCTTTATCTCCATCTTGAAATAATCTTGCACCATTTTCATCTTTTGCTTTTTCAATCATTAGTTGTAAAGCGAAATCATTAGCATCTTCAGAATTAGTTTTTTTCTGTATTGATTCTCTTTCGGCAATAGTTAATGGATTCCAATAAACAGATAAAATTATTTCATCATCTTTTTTTACATCATGTTTGTAAAGTTGAGAAACACCGAATTTGTTTCTTAGCAGATCAACGGCTCTAGTCATGTTATTGTATAGCTAATATCATTATACTAAGCGTTGGCAGTAAATTGGCAAGATATTAAGCCTAAGAAATGTGAAGAATCATCACGTTCTATTGGTGTAACTCCAACAACATCAAGAACTCTTGGCGTGCAACTAAATGTATCAGTATAATTAGAAGCATTAACAGAAGTAAGTCCATCAATAACAGCTTCGCCTAAAGTAGACAATACAGAAGTACCTTTTCCTCTTGGAACATAAATATTACATTGAATAACACCAGAATAAAAATCTTGTGATGCACCTTGAGTTTGAGTTGTTGCCTGTGCAAAATCAACAGACATAACAATATATTTTTTAGTTTTTCCAGGAGTTTTATAAACCATATTGTCATAAACCATCTCAACAGTATTATCTACTGCTGCAACTGCATCTGTTACTGCTTTTTCAAAAGCTGCTCTGGTGTTAACTAAAGTCATGGATTTGTGTAATCAACAAATACATCATCAGTACCACCAAATAAACCGAAACCTTGCAAGTCTCTTACATTCTTAGATTCATATTTCACTCCAGAACCAAATGTACCAATAGCTAATTTTGGCTTATCTGTAAATGTTGCTTTAATTAATTTGTTAAGCTCCCCTTGAACATATTGAGGCACTCCACTTCTAGGAGATGCTAAAGCTCTAGCTGCATACTCTGATCTATTTCCAACAAATACTTTTGAAAAAGGTTTGAAATTAAATGATAATGTATCAAGAAATCTAGGTTCAACTTTCGCACCTGGAGCTTTTGTACCATTTCTTGAAGGTTTAATATTGCTCCACGGAGCAAATTCTTTTCTTGATTGATCTGGTCTAGGTCTTTGTGTACTTGCTGTCCAGCTAGAAGCAAAAAAACCAGTATCAACAGCACTATATTGTTCAGTTGATAAATCAGTAATAATTG